ATTGATGAAAACTCCTACTTGGCAAACAAAGGCTGGTCAAAACCCTAAAGGGGGGTTGAATGCCAAGGGGAGATCATCTTATAATGCAGAAACTGGTGGTAATCTGAAACCGCCAGTAAAGTCTGGAGATAATCCCAGACGAGCTTCTTTTCTCGCCAGAATGGGCAACATGGATGGCGCAGAGTATAAAGATGGCAAACCCACAAGGTTGCTACTTTCTCTGCAAGCATGGGGTGCTTCATCTAAGGCAGACGCAAAGGCAAAAGCTAAAGCGATTTCGTCAAGAAATAAAGGAAAGAAGTAATCTATGGCTTTACCTACATACCTATCTCTTGTCAACGATGTATTGGTTCGTTTGCGTGAGCCTGTCGTTTCTACTGTTACTCAAACCTCTTATTCATCATTGATTGGCAAATTCATCAATGACACTAAACGTCAAGTAGCTGATGCTTATGATTGGGATGCTTTTAATCAAGCAGTTACTGTCACTACTGTTAGTGGTCAGGTTGGAGAATACTCTTTAACTGGTGCTGGTGTTCGATTCAAGACAATGGATGTTATTAACACAACACGTTACTATCAGTTGACTCCTTTGTCTCATGTAGACCATGATGTTTTTTATTACACAGTTCCTAGCCCAATTCTGAATCTCCCAATGTATTACACAGTTCAAGGTGTAGATACCAATGGAGACTTGAAAGTTAAATTCTGGCCTGTTCCTGATGGTGTTTATAGCATCAGATTCAGTTTAATCGTGCCAGAAAACGATATGTCTAGCGATTCGGATACAACCTTGTTAGCAAAAGAACCAATCATTCTTGGTGCTTATGCTAGGGCATTGGTTGAACGTGGTGAAGATGGTGGTTTAAATAGTTCTGAGGCGTATGCACTGTTCAAGGCATCTATGTCTGACTTGATTGCTTTAGAGTTGGCTCGTTCCCCTGAAAACGATTCGTTTGAGGCGGTGTAATGTCAACTGGACTTGAAATTAACAGCATCTCAGCCCCAGGATTTTATGGGCTGAATACTCAAGATTCGCCTCTTGATTTGAGTGCTGGATTTGCTTTAATTGCGTCAAATTGCATCATTGACCAGTATGGTCGTATTGGTTCTCGCAAAGGTTGGACTGCACTTAATTCCTCAACAGGAAGCTTGGGTGCAAATGATATTAGTGTGATGCACGAATTGGTGCAAGCTGATGGAACATTGACTGTCCTGCTTGCTGGAAATAATAAGTTATTTTATTTGGACGCATTAAATGCCTTAACAGAGTTGACCTATGGTGGTGGTGGATCAGCACCCACAATCACAGCAAGCAACTGGCAATGTGCATCACTCAATGCAATAACTTATTTTTTCCAAACTGGTCATGACCCATTAATTTTTGATCCTACGGTGTCTACAAGCACTTATAGGCGTGTTTCTGAAAAGACGGGCTATGTAGCTACTGTCCCATCAGCAAACATTGTTATATCTGCTTATGGACGTTTGTGGGCTGCCACAACAACATCAAACAATGCAACTGTTTACTTTAGTGACTTGATTGCGGGTCATGTATGGTCTACAGGAACTTCAGGAACATTGAATGTCAATAATGTATGGGTCAATGGGGCTGATGAAATTACTGGGTTAGCAGCACACAATGGATTTCTTTATATTTTTGGCAAACGTCAGATTTTGATTTATACGGGGGCTACAACTCCCTCGACAATGACTTTGTATGACACTGTTGAAAGCATTGGATGTATTGCTAGAGATACGATACAAACAACAAGTACAGATGTTATTTTCTTGTCAAACAGTGGTGTTCGATCTTTGATGAGAACAATTCAAGAGAAGTCACAGCCAGAACGTGATTTATCTAAAAATGTTCGTAATGACTTAATGAATAAAAAGATTCCAAGTGAAACATTGGCTAATCTTAAATCTGTTTATTCTGAAAAAGAAGCATTTTATTTACTGACATTGCCAATCAATCAACAAGTATATTGTTTTGACACTAAAACATCTTTGCCTGATGGCGCATTACGAGCAACAACATGGGACTCAATTCTTCCTAAGTCTTTTCTGTCTAAGAGAAATGGTGACTTGTTGATTGGAAAAACTGGTTATGTTGGTAAATATTCTGGGTTTTTAGATAATGCATCATCTTATAGATTGGCATATTACACAAACCATACTGATCTTGGAAGTCAATCAATCACTTCAATTATCAAGAAAATTTCTGTTGTGATTATTGGTGGAAGTAACCAGTATGTAACGATAAAGTGGGGATATGACTTTCTAACAAATTACTTGTCTCAGAATGTCTTAATTCCAGCACAAGGTGTTTCTGAATATGGGACAGCAGAATATGGATCAAACGCAACTATTGTTGCTTACTATTCTGAAGGTGTTGCTTTGCAAACTCTTATTGCAAGTGGTAGTGGCTCTGGAAAAATTGTCCAAACTGGATATGAGATGGATATTAATGGTTCTCAGTTATCCATACAAAAAATTGAAATTCAATCTAAGCATGGCAAATTGTCATAAGGAATAAAAAATGACTGCATACACAAAATCAACCAATTTTGCAACAAAGGATACTCTTACTTCTGGAGATCCTTTAAAGATTGTCAAAGGTACTGAGATAAATACTGAGTTTGACAACATTGCAACTGCTGTCAACTCAAAGTCAGATACTGCATCACCTACTTTTACAGGTACTGTAACTGCTGCTGCATTAACCACAACAGGCAACACTATCCTTGGTGATGCATCTACTGACACACTGAATGTCGGTAATGGTGGTTTGGTTAAGGATGCAAGCGGTAATGTGGGTATAGGTACTACTTCGCCAGCAAGTTATGGAAAATTGGCGGTAGTTGCACCTGCCAACAGTACATCATTAGGTCTTACGGATAACACGCAATCAACGCTTTACATTAAGCATGAAGCTACCAACTTACTCACTTACGAGGTTGGCGGATCGGCAGCACAACGGTGGGTTGGCAATAGCGCAGAACGTATGCGTATCGATGCCAGCGGTAACTTGCTGGTGGGGACTTCAACAACGTCAAACACCAATGGTGTTTTAATCGGCAAAGGCGGTACACTTAGCGGCGGTATTGTTGTTCTTTATAAAACCGCAAGCGGTCTTACAAGTGGGCTTATAAATTATTATCAGTCAACGTATGTTGGTGGTGTTAACTTTGACAACACATCAACATCTTTTCCAACATCTTCTGATAAACGATTAAAAAAAGACATATCTGATTCTTCTTCCGCAACTCAAAAAATTGATGCTATTCGTATTGTGTCACACGGATGGAAACATGATGAATCAGTTGTTGATTTTGGAATTATTGCTCAAGACCTTTATGAAATTTTGCCTAGAGCAGTTTCAAGGGGAGATGATAAAGATGAAATTGAAACTGTTTGGAGTGTTGATTACAGCAAGTTAGTTCCTTTGCTTATAAAAGCGCATCAAGAACAACAAGCCCTCATCACAGCCTTGACAGCACGAATCACAGCATTGGAGAATAAATAATTATGAATGCTTCAGAAATCATCAGCCAATACGCCCAACAAATAGGTCTTGACCCTCAAGCAGCTTTAATTGAGGTTAAGAAAATTATGGACACTCCTGACGGACAAATTGTTAAAAAGAATGACTCAGTATTTGTTCTTCAAAGATTAGACAAAGGCGTAAGCGGCATTCATTTGTTTACTGCTGATGATCCACAAACATTATTGACTTCTATCCAAAGCGTTATTCAACAGCTTAAACAGTCTGGTATTGCGAAGATTTATGGCGAGAAAGAAAACCAAGAGTTGATAGATGCTCTTAGTCAACTTGGCATTCAAGTAAAAAACTCAGACATTCCTGATTATGCTTGGTCAGCCACAATTTAAGGGGTAAAACATGAGTTTATTTTCTGCAATTGGAGATGCCGTTAAGTTTGTTGGTAACACTGTTGGTAAGGTTGTTACTGGCAATATTGGTGGTGCTATAAATGACGTAGCTAAAGCAATTGATACTGGCGTGAAAACAGGTGTTCCCGGTGGCTGGGGAACTGTTGCAGCAGTGGGAGGTGCTTATCTAGGCAATGTAGGAGGATTTGGCACTTTCGTAGATAGTACGGCATCTGGACTATTTGGTGGAGGTGCAGCGGCTGGTGCGGCTGGAAG